TATGCCTTCAAACCAAGAATAGATCAAGACTGTTCTTAGCCGTATCAGGGTGTGCAAGCAACCCGGCTGGTTTAAGCCGGGCTGTTTATTTCCGGCGAATGGGCGTATGAAACCGGCTTTCCATCCAGCACGGCTGAAAAATCATGCCAGTCCTTGCCAATCCCCGCTACGAGCGTTTTGCGCAGGGGATCGCCAAGGGCATGTCGCAGGTCGACGCCTACAACTACGCCGGCTATCAGCCCAACCAGGAACGCAAGGACATCGCCTCGAGTGCCAGCGCCGTGGCCCGCACACCGCAGGTCGCCGCCCGCATCAAGGACCTCTTGACACGCCAGGCCAAGCGCGTCGGCATCTCGGTCGACGACCTCCTGGTCGAACTCAACGCCATGTACCAGCTGGCCATGCGCACCAAGCAGCCGGCGTCCGGCGTCGGCGCGGTGATCGCCAAGGCCAAGCTGCTCGGCCTGATGGTCGACAGGGTCGAAACCGACGTCAACATCCGCAAGCCGGCCCGCTCGCCGACCGAGGACAAGACCATGTCGCTGGACGAGTGGCGCGACAAATTCACGCCAAGGGACACCTCCAAGGACCAGCTGCAATGAAAGGCGAACGGCGCATCGGCTCCTTCGCCACCCGCGCCCTCAAGGCCGCCCAGTCCGCAGGGGCCAAGAGGGCCCGCGCCGCCGAGGCGCTGGCCAAGGCCGCCGGCACGGTCGATCCGCGAAAAGTTCACGCCAGGGGCCAGCGCCAGGTCGAGCTTGGATTTATCCCACAAGCCGGGCCGCAGCAGGCCTTCGTCGACTGCCCCTGTGACGTCGTGATCTTTGGCGGCGCGCGCGGCGGCGGCAAGACCTATGCCTCGCTCGGCGAGTGGTGGATACACTCCGAGGACTTTGGCCCCGAGGCCAAGGGCCTGATGGTGCGCAAGACCCGCGAGGATTTGCGCGACACCATCAACGCCGGCATGCAGATGTTTGGCGCTGCCGGCCAGTGGAAGGAAAAGGGCGGCTATTTCCAGATGGCCAATGGCGGCAGGCTGACCTGCGCCTACCTCGAAAACGACCAGGACGCGCAGAACTACCAGGGCTGGTCGCTGACCCGCGTCTATGCCGAGGAACTGACGCAGTACGCCAACCCCGCGCCGATCTTCAAGCTGTTTGCCTGCCTGCGCTCGGCGGCTGGTGTTCCTTGCCAGTTCCGCGCCACCTGCAACCCGGGCGGCCCCGGCCATCACTGGGTCAAGCAGTGGGCCATCGATCTCGGCCCGTACCAGATTTTCACCGACCCGGAGACGCAGATGACCCGCGTCTACATCCCGTCGCGCCTGGTCGACAATCCCAAGCTGATGGAGAACGACCCCGGCTACGTCAACAAGCTCAGGGCATCGGGCTCGGAGCAGTTGGTGCGCGCCTGGCTGGAAGGCGACTGGAACGTCATCGAGGGCGCGTTCTTCCCCGAATTTGCCATCCACCGCCACGTCATCCCCGGCTTCCGCGTCCCCGACCACTGGACCAAGTTCCGCTCGATGGACTGGGGCTCGGCGAAGCCGTTCTCGATCGGCTGGTGGGCGGTCTGCCAGGACGATCTCGTCCATGCCGGGCGCGTCATCCCGCGCAACGCCATCATCCGCTACCGCGAATGGTACGGCACCGTGAAGGGCCTCGCCGATGTCGGCCTGAAACTGTCCGCCGAGCAGGTCGCGGCGGGCATCGTTTCCCGTGAAACCGACAACGGATCGCGCGAAAAGATCGCCTATGGCGTTCTCGATCCGGCGGCCTTCGCCGTGGTGTCGGGCCCGTCGATCGGCGAGACGCTGGCCCGCCACGGCGCGATCTTCCGCCGCGCCGACAATGCCCGCGTCACCAGGGACAAGCGCATGGGCGGCTGGGACCAGCTGCGCCAGCGCCTGGTCGGCAATGCCGATGGCGACCCCATGATGTTCTTCTTCGCCAGCTGCCGCGACACCATCCGGACGCTGCCGATGGCGCAGCACGACGATAACAGGCCCGAGGATTTGGACAGCGATGGCGAGGACCATGCGCTGGACGACATCCGCTACGCCTGCATGAGCCGGCCCTACCGCGCCGTCACGACGATGCGCGAGGACCGCAACCCGTATCTGGTCAGCAACGCCTTCAAGTTCAGCGAACTGAGGGGCTGAGATGGCGCAGGACCTGTCGCTGAAACCCGAACCCGTCACCTCCGGGCCGCCAGGCAAACCCGACCAGCAGGATGTCGCCTCGACCGACACCTACGCCCAGGTCGACCAGGTCGACAAAAAGTACTGGATCGACTGCCTCGACGACGCCGAGCGGGCCGAGCAGGAATGGCGGCGTCGGGGCCGCGAGATCATCCAGATTTACCGCAACGAAAGCCGCAACACCCGCTCGACCGGCAAGAGCCTGCTCGGCAACATCACCTTCAATATTTTGTACGCCAACACGGAGGTCATGCTGCCCGCCGTCTACCAGAAACCGCCGGAGCCGGTGGTCCGATCCCGTTTCACCAAAGTGGCCACGCCGCCGCCAATGCCTCCTCCCCTGGGCGTCGGCATGCCGCCGATGGGGCCGCCGGGCCTGCCGCCTCCTCCCAGCGCTCCTGTTCCAGAGATGCCTCCCGGTCCGCCGCCGATGAACGGACCACCGCCGATGGGGCCGCCGGGTCCTCCGCCCGGCATGGTCGGACCGCCTATCGCGTTGCCTCCCGGTCCCCTACCCACCGCACCCCCGCCGGGCGCTCCCGCGATGGGCGGTATGCCGCCGCCAATGGGCATGCCGCCACCGATGCCGCCACCAATGCCACCACCGCCGCCGCCTCAGATAGGGCCGGCGCAGGCCGACATCGAGACCGCCGCCTCGGTGATGGAGAAGGCGCTCGAAATCGTCATGGACGACGAGCATTCCGACGAGGCCGTCAAGATGGCGCTCAAGGACCTCTTGCTGCCCGGTCGCGGCGTCTGCCGGGTGCGCTGGAAGCCGTTGATGAAGCAGATGCCGGTGCTGGCCGGCGACGCCACGACGCCGCTGCCTGGCGGGGCCGTGCCGGGTGCGCCGCCGCCGATGCAGGACGTCAAGATTTGGGAGGAGGTCGACGACGAATACGTCTACTGGGAAGATTTTCTCTGCGATCCGGTGCGCTCCACCGCCGACATGAACTGGCTCGCCTTCCGCCACCTGTTCACCGAAAAGGACCTCGACACCGAGTTCGCCGGCTCGCCGCAATACGACAAGCTGAAGGCCGCCAACCGCGTCTCGGACCTGCTCAAATGGACCGACGAGAGCGCGGCGCAATCGCCGGTCGGCGGCGGCGCGGCGATGAAGACCGCCAACAAGCTCGGCAACAAAATCAAGAAGGCGATGCTGTGGGAAATCTGGGATCGCACCCAGCGCCAGATCATCTGGTTCTGCCGCGACGCCGCCGGCCTGGTGTTCCGTGTCGACCCCGACAGCTTGCAGCTGGAAGGCTTCTACCCGATCCCGACGCCGATGCTGGCGGTGACCACCACCGACAGCCGCATCCCGCGACCGTTCTTCGACCTCTACGCCAAGCTCGCCGACGACCTCGACGAGACCTCGCGCCGCATTTCCAACCTGACCAAGCAGATCAAGGTCAGGGGCGGCTACAACTCGGCCTCCAGGGAGATCGCCGACATCCTCACCGCCGACGACCAGAAGATGATCCCGGTCGAGGGCGTCGACATGATCAACGGCGGCCTGCAAAACCACATTTGGATCGTGCCGATCGTCGACTGGATGAACGCCCTCGACAAGCTGTTCCTGGCCCGCGAACAGACCAAGCAGGCGATCTACGAGGTGATGGGCATCTCGGACATCATGAGGGGCGCGACCAAGGCCTCCGAGACGGCGACAGCCCAGAGGATAAAGGGCTCGATGGGGGCGTCGCGCCTGGAGGACGCCAAGCAGCAGGCCGGCAATTTCGTGCGCGACCTTTTGCGCCTCAAGGGCGAGATCATCGCCAAGAATTTCGATGCCGCGACGCTTGCCGCGATGACCGGCGAGGACGTCACGCCCAAGGTCATGGACATCCTGCGCTCCGATTTTATGAGGACGTGCACGATCGACATCGAGGCCGACAGCACCGTCATCCCCGACGAGCAGCAAGAGCAGCAGTCGATGGCGATGATCATGCAGTCGGTGCAGCTGGTCATGCAGGGCACCCAGGGCATGCTGATGACCGGCATCCTGCCGCCTGACAAAGTGATCCAGCTCAGCCTCGAACTGTTGAAAATGGCGCTGCATCCGGTGCGCTATTCCAGGGGCGTCGTCGAACTGATCAACCAGTTCCAGGACCAGCTGGCGGCGATGCCGCCACCACCGCCGCCCGGCATGGGACCGCCACCGATGGGACCCCCCGGCGCACCACCTCCGATGGGCCACAACGGCGGTCCGCCGATGACCGGCCCACACCCGATGATGTGAACGCTAACCGCAGGAGATGAAACATGGCACTGACCCCCAAGAACGACCCAAAAGTTGAACCGAAGACCCCGCCCTACCGTGACGCCGTGACCGAACGCCCGCATTTTGAAGGAGCCAAAGCCGCCACCAAGGCGGTGGTCCAGCCGACGGTCGAGGCCGCCGATATCCCGGCCAACGAGCCCTATCCGACCGGCGATCCCAAGGGCCCGCAGACCTGGGCCGAGATCAATGGCCTGGTCCCGATCGGCACCGGGCCGTTGGCACCGGCAACACCCCCGGCGAAATAGGGAGCAAGAAGATGGCCCTGCAACTGCTCGACCTCAACCGCGCCAACGACACGCCGGTCACGACCCTGAAACTGTCGGAGATCGTGCCTGACAACACGCATGTGTATCCGGCGGTGGTGCCGTCGACATCCCCGATCAACGTGCCGACCGTGACCTTTGCCGGCGGCGCGGTTGGCGACGACGTCGCGGTGGCCACCGCCAATTCGACCACCGCCTACACGCCGAGGACGCAGACCGAAAAGGCCAGCCTGATGGTGCCCGCCGGCTCGCTCGTCGTCGACATTGGCCGGGCGCGTGGCGCGATCTCGCCGCAGCAGCCCTATCCGGTCGTCGGCGACGTCGCCCCGGCGGCCCCGACCATCACCACGCTGACGCCGGCAACGGCGGTGACAGGGGCCGGCAAGCCGACCGTGGCGGTGACAATCACCGGCACCGGCTTCACGTCGTGGTCGACGGTGACCAGCGGGGCCTTCCCGCTCCCGTCGCGATACCTCAGCCCGACCACCCTGGAGATCATCCAGAAGCCGGCGGCGTCGGTGCCCGGCACCGTCCAGGTCGTGGTCACCGACCACGGCGTCGCCAGCAACGCCTCGAACTTCGTGTTCACCTGAAAGGAGATCGACATGGCTAGATACGCAGGCGAACTCGTCCCCGGCGGGGCCAGCATGGGAGCCGGCATCACCGTGCCTCCGTCGCCGATCACCAACGGCGGCTACCCGACCGCAATCGTGGCCCCCGGCACCTATCCGAACAGCCCGCTCGCGGCCACCACCAACAACAAGTCGGGCGTCCCCAACAGCCCCGACGAGAAGACCGTGGCGATCGCCGCCGGCTCCGTGCTCGGCCCCGCCTATTCGAACTACTCCTGGAAGACGTGGGAGGAGAAGGCGTTGGTGACGATCCCACCAGGCGTCTTCGCCTGATGACCGGGCCGCGCGACCAGCCAACCCGCTTCGCCGTGCCGGTCAACTACGAGACCGGGGCTGAGATCACCGAGCGCCAGCTGCACCACCTCGAGGCAATCTCGTCGGCTGGCGATGCGCTTTACGAGGCGATGCATTTCGCCGAGGGGAGCAATCCGCCCGGCGAGCATCAGGAACATGATTTCCGCTCCAAGCGGATGAACGAGGGCGCGACGCTTCTGGAGCTCGCCCTGATGATGGCCCGCAAGGCGGCGCTGGAGGCAACGTGATGTTCGCCGCCGAGTGGATGCTCACAACGAAAAGCGATTGGCTGTATGGCGACAAGGATAAACCCGAACGCCACTTTGCCATCGACGTCGATGGCCGTTCCGCGTGGGAAGACCGCGACAAGGCCGAGGCTGTCGCCCGCGAGATGGCGATCCTCCTGCACCTTCCGGGCACTCAGGTCGGTTGGGCGGCGGTCGATACGGCCACCCTGCATCCAAAAGTGCGTGAGAAACTGGAGGGAAAAAGCTGATGGCAAAAATCCCGTTCATGGCCGTTCCCGGCTCCGATCCCAACGCCACGATGAAGGGCGACAAGGCGCAGTTTGTGAAGGGCTCGACGGCCCCCAAGAGCAAACCGAAGAAGCCGCAGAAGGTCGGCTCGAGAGGCTATGTCGGCGGCGTCAGCCAGTTCGCGCTGCCGAGGACGAAGAAGTGATTTTCGTGTTTCGGGACGGCGCTGTTGTCCCGAAAGGGTCCGACCGGGCGCGATGCCCTCAAACTGACACCCGGTCGGATTTCCCCGCGCCCAGGCTGAGCCGCCTCGAGCCGTTCGAGAGCCCGGTCACCGGGCGCGAAATTACGTCGTGGCGCGAACGCGACCGCGACATGGAGGCCGCAGGCGCGGTCGATCCGCGCGACCTGAAGCCAAAGGAGGCCAAAAATGCCACCCGACGAACCGACACTCCCTTCGAATGGGGACACCTCCCAGACCCCGGCTGAACAGCCCCGGCCAAGCCTCCGCGAGGTCGCCGAAGCCAGCTGGGACGAGGTCCAGGACGCCGCCCTGGCGGACGACGGTGGTGAGCCGTCTCAGCAAACGGTTGACGAAGGCGGCAGACGGCGCGATGCTTATGGTCGCTTCCTGCCAGCAGATCAGGGCGGTGAGCCGGGTGAGCAGTCGCAAGACCCAGCCCCGAAACCAGTTCCCGCGCCCGATGCCACGAAACCGGTCGATCCAGCCCTTGGGAGCAATCAACCGCCGCAGCATTGGCCCGAGCAAGCCCGCCAGATGTTCGCCAAGCAGAGCCCGGAGGCGCAGGCCTTCTTGCTCGAACGGGTGACCAGCACCGAGCGGGACTATCAGGCGAAGGCGCAGGCCGCAGCGACAGCAGTTCAGTTCACCCAGTCGCTCGCGCCGATCTTCCAGGACCCGGTCATTGCCGGGTCGTTGCAGCAGGCCGGTGTTTCGCCCCATGACGCGATTGGTCAGTGGGCGGGCTTCCACCGGAGGGCGATGGACCCCAATCCAGCCGTCCGCGCCGCGCTGCATCAGGAACTCGGCCAGAGGATGGGACTGAACCCAGCGGCGACAGGCCAGATGAGCCAGCCGGGCCAGGTGGCCCTCTCCGAGGAAGACCTCAAGGACCCGGCTATCCGTTATTTCGCTGATCACATCAGCAAAACGCTTCAAGAGCAGCAGGCCCTGCGGGGCGAACTCAACCAGATGCAGCAGGAAACCCAGAAACGGGCCAATGCTGAAGTCCTGAAGGTCACCAGGTGGTCAATCGACAGTTTCGCGGACGAAAAGGATGCTTCGGGACAACCGAAGCGGCCTCACTTCGACGCGGTGCTGCCGCTGATGATCGATCTGTTCCGGGCCAACCCGGAACGCGACATCCAGGAAGCCTACGACTACGCCATCTGGGCGGTTCCCTCGGTCCGCGAGAAGCTGCTCGCTGCTGAGCGCCAAGGCATTCAGCAGCAGCAGGGCAACTTGCGGGCACGACAAGCGGTGCGGTCCAACGTGCGTGGCATCACCTCGCCCGTGGCCAAGCCAGCCGGAGACGGCAAGTCGTCGGGGCTCAGAGCGACCCTTGAAGCAGCCGCTGAAGAGATCGGCCTCAGTTGAGGAGCGCCGCCGAGCGGGCTCCTCTGACAGGAGCCCGTCATGGCCGAACCCACCACCAATAACCTAGTTGCAACTACATTAAATAACTACCATAAAGAATTCGCAGATAACGTATCAAATAGTAACGCTGTAACGGCTTTACTTCGGCAAGGTGATCGTATCCGCACTATTGATGGCGGCAAAGCAATTGCTTGCCCCCTTAGTTACGCAGAAGAAACTTTTGCTTGGTACAGCGGCACGGAACTGCTTTCCCGCGCCGTGAAAGAGACGATCAGCGAGGCCGACTACGCCCCCGCGAACGCCGTTGCCTCGATCACGCTCTCCGGCCCCGACCTGGCCAAGAACAAGGGCAAGGAGCGCATCCTCAACCTGCTGGAAGGCAAGGTGGAGAACGCCCAAAGCACGATGAACAATAACGTGACCAAAGCGATTTACGGCGACGGCACGGTGGCAAAGTCGTTTGCCGGCTTAAAGGCGATGGTGACGAATGACGGCCTTGGCATCGTCGGCGGCATCGACGCCGGCACCTGGGCGTTCTGGAAAAACCAGTTCACCTCAGTCGCCCGCGCCACCGGCCTGCAATACCCGGCCTTGAAGGCGGCGATGAACGCCACCTGGATGAAGCTGATCAGGGGCACCGAACACCCCGACCTGATCGTCGCCGATGGCGAAATCTATTCGACCTACGAGAGCGGCTTGCAGGAAAACCAGCGCTATGCCGACGCCCGGCTTGGCGCGCTCGGCTTCGAAACCCTGAAATACAAGCAGGCGGCAATCGTCTTCGACGGCGTCGCCACCGGCCTGACTGGGGCTTATTTTTTGAACACGAAATATCTCAAGTTCGAGATTTATTCGGGCCGGAATTTCGAGACGCTCGACCTGCCCGACCAGTCGCCAGACATGGATGCCATCACCAAGCACATCGCCTTCATGGGCGCGCTGACGCTGTCCAACCGCTCGATGCAGGGACGGCTGTTCGCCACCGGCACCTGATTGCCTCGCAACCGCGTGGCAAAACGGGATCGGCGGCGGGGTTTCACTCCTTGGCTCGTCGCCGATCCTCCCCAAAGGAGGACTGAAAAATGCCAGAAGAAAGCCAGGCCCTTATCCGCTTCACCGCCGGCTGGGTCGAGGAAGGCGTCAGCACTGACGGCCTGCCGCGTTTCCGCGACACGGTGCGCATCATCAAGTCGGTGCCGCCCTACACCCAGGTCGAATACGAGGCCACCGAGGCCGATTTCGACGACAATCCCATGCAATACCAGGCCTTCCTGCGCGAGCAGGGTGCCCGGCTGCAAGCCCCCGCCGAGGGCGGCTTCCCGCTGGCGCTATGGCCGGTGATCAGCCCGGCGCAGTTCAAGATGCTGACCGCCCGCGACATCACCACCATCGAGCAGCTGTCGAAGCTGCGCCCTGATACGGCGATGCCTGGCGATCTCAAGGAACTGGTCGAACGCGCCAAGCAGATGCTGGCGCTGTCGGCCAATCTCGGCAAGTTCGAGGCGATGATCCGTGACCGCGACGGCCAGATCGCCGCGCTCACCGAGCAGGTCGTCGAACTCAGGGGCACCGTCAGCGCCCAGAACGCGCTGATCAACACCATGCGGGTGACCGCCGCGCCGATCCAGCAGCCGATAGCGCAGGTCGCCTGAGATGGGCGCGCTGATCACCGTCAAGGACTGCATCAGCCAGGCGTCGATGGAGATCGGCATCGCGCAGAAGCCGATCCAGACGGCGGTCGGCTCGCTCGACCAGGACATCGCCCAGATGCTGGCGCTGCTCGAAGTGGTCGCCGACGAGGTGCTGCTCGACCAGCCCTATGTCGACACGCTCGGCGATGGCATCTGGGTCTATTCGTCGAGCGGTGTGCCCAAGCAGTCGATCACCGCCGACGACGACGTCATCGCCTTCGAACGCCGGCTGGCGATCGACGGCCTGAAGTACCGTTTCCTGAAGGCCAAGGGCTTGGAATTTGGCGAGGAGATGCGCGACTTCCTGACCCGCCTCAACAAGCTCGCCGGGCGCGTCAACGGCAAGGTCCTCGATCTCGACGAGGCGTCGGGTGCCGACGACAGCGGCGGCTCGCCCTGGGGCTATGCGTCCCGCTACGGAGGGCGTGTCCAGTGAGGATGGTGCCGTCCCGGTATGTCATGGGCAAGCCGGCGCAGGTCAAGCGCCAGGTCGCCAATTTGAAGCATATCTCGGCACCGCTCAAAGGCCTGTCGCTGTCCTCCAAGCTGATCCAGGGCGATCCCCTCACGGCGATCGTGCTGGACAATTTCGTCATCGAGGAAAATCAGATCCGATGCCGGGCCGGCACCGTGCTGCGGCATGCCGATCCGGCGGCCAAGCCGATCGAGACGATGGTCCCCTATTATGGCTTCCCCAGCAAGATGGCGGCGGCCACCAACGGAACGTTGATGCTGCTCGACGGCACCCTGGTCCATTCCGGCTTCACCGCCAACGACTGGTCGTGGACCTCGTTCTCGAACCTGTCGTCGATCGACTACACGGTGATGGTCAACGGCCATGACGGCGTCTGGTCGTGGGACGGCACGACGATGGTCAAGGAGACGGTGACCGCGCCCGCCACCGAGACGTGGATCACCCCGGACCAGTTCAACATCGTGCTGGCCTACCAGAACCGGCTCTGGTTCGCCGACACCTCCAACCTGGCCGTCTACTACCTGCCGATCCAAACCAAGGCCGGCGCGGTGGCGCTGCTGCCTCTCAACGCGGTGTTCAAGCGCGGCGGCACCATCCGCGCCATGTACACCTGGACCACCGAGGGCGGCGAGAACCTCAACGACCAGCTGGCGATCTTCACCTCCAACGGCGAACTGGCGCTCTATGGCGGCGTCGATCCGACCAATCCAGCCGATTTCGGCCTCCAGGGCGTGTTCCGTTTCGACGCGCCGATGTCGAAGCACAGCGTCGTCAACTATGGCGGCGAATTGTACGTGCTGATCTCGACCGGCCTGGTGCCGATGTCGACGCTGATGCGGGCCGAGAGCGAGCAGCTGGGCCAGGCCGATCGCAACATCTATTCGGATTTCTACGGCACCGCGCTGCGCCACCGTGACAGTCCCGGCTGGCAGGTGATCCACAACCCGTCGAGCGGGCGGATGATCTGCAACACGCCGCAGGGCGGCATCAACACCTACCGGCAGGAAGTGCGCTTCATGCCCAGCGCGATCTGGGCGACCTGGTCGGCGCTGCCGTCGCGCTGCTGGGGCTGGATGGACGCCCGGATGTTCTTCGGCTCCGACGACGGCAAGATTTACGAAATACACCCGTCATTCCTCAACGACGACGGCCAGCCGATCAAGGTCGACGTGATGATGACGTGGTCGAACTACGGCACCCCGGCCTCCAAGCACTTCAAGATGGTGCTGCCCTATGTCCAGAGCGACGGCACACCGCAGCCGTTCGTCGACCTCAAAGTCGACTATGACATGACCGAACCCTCAAACCAGCCCGATGTCACCTTGTCCAGCGAAGGCGCTCCCTGGGAGACCTCCGACTGGAACACCGCCGACTGGGCGGGCGCTCTGGTGAGCCACAACAACTGGACCGGCGTCGGCGTCATGGGCCGCGTCGGAGCCCCGCGCTTCACCGCGCGGGTGCTGAATTGCCAGCTGGCGCTGACCGGCTTTGATGTCCTCTACGAGAGCGGGAGCATTTTCGGATGAACGTCACCTTCGCCCCGTTCGAACCCGACGCCGCGGAATTTTTGACCCAGGAGACCGGCATTGATTTCCTGCGCACCGACTTCCGCCATCCGCGCTGGTTCTGCGTCTCGGCCAGGCGCGACGACGGCTCGCTGATGGGCGTCGCCGCCTTCGAGTTCAAGACCTGGTTCGACGCCCACTTCTCGACCGCCATCTGCGATCCGCGCTGCATGTCGCGCAAGCTCTTGCGGGCAATGTTCCGCGCCGTCTTCTCCCAGGCTGTGCGCGTCACCGCCCTGGTCGATCCCGACCATCAGGCGGCGATCGAGCAATGCCGCCGCATGGGCTTCGTCTACGAGGGCTTCCTGCGGCTCGGCGTCGAGGGCAAACGCGATGCGCTGATCTTCGGCATGCTGGCCGAGGACTGCCGCTACCTGCCCGGCTACCACCCAGCCAAAACCTCGATCATCCCCGTCGCCCTTGGAGGGTTTCATGGTCTCCAGTCCTAGCGCCCCCAATCCTTACTCACAGGCGGCGGCGCAGCAGTCGTCCGACCTCTACGGGGCGCAGGCCTCGTCAATCATCAACAACGCCAACGAGACCAACCCCTATGGCTCGGTGAAGTACTCCAACGCGGGGTATGAAACGATCTACGACGCCAAGGGCAACCCGTCCTATGTGCCGCGCTACCAGCGCGACGTCTCGCTCTCCCCCGACCAGCAGACGCTGCTCGGCTACCAGACGCAGGCGCAGGGCAATGCCGGCCAGGCCGCCGTGACCGCCAGCGCCAACCTGGCCGACCAGTTCAAGACCAGCCTCGACCCGTCGTCATGGCAGGCCTGGAATGCCGGGACAAATCCCGGCGAGGTCAGGCAGGATCAGGGTCCGACCGACCGCGCGGCGATCGAGCAGGCGATGATGGGCCGCTACCTTGAAGGGGCCGGCAAGCAGGCGACGTCGGAGGACGCGCAGCTGGCGGCGCGTGGGCTGAACCCCGGCAGCCAGGGTGCTGGCTCGGTCGCCGACACCCGCGCCCGCGCCTTCACCGACGCCACCAACCAGGCCTACCTGGCCAGCGGCAACGAAAGCCGCGCGGCGCAATCGTCATTCAATCAGGCGACGGCGCAAAAGTACCAGCAGGACAGCGACCGCGCCGCGTTCCTGAACAATCTGCGCCAGGCGCAGCAGACGAGCGACACCGCCCTACGCAACCAGCTGCCCAACGAGGTCAGTGCCTTGATGGGCATGGGCCAGGTGACGACGCCGCAATTCAGCCCATTCAGCCGCCAGGGCGTCAATGCCGCCCCGGTCGGCCAGTACATGAGCGACGCCTACAACAACCAGCTACAAGCCGCGAACTCCGCCAATCAGGGCCTCTTCGGCCTGGCCGGGGCGGGCGCGAGCGCCGCCTTCGGCCCCGCCGGCTTCGCAACCAAGTACTTTGCATAGGAGGCCCCGATGGGTTCCAGCGCCGACGACACCAGCACCCCTCCGACGAGCCCGGCACCGCCGTCGAGCATGATCGCGCCGCAGGGCCAGTCGGCCCCGTTCAATCCGCATTTCATCAACTTTCTCAGCGGCACCAACACACCGTCGCGCGGCCTGACGCCGGAGATGCTGTCGGCGATCGCCGGCTCGAATGGACCACCGCCCGGAGCGGCCCGACCCGGCATGGCCCCTGGCGGGGCGGGAGCGCCCCCTGGAGCGCCTCCGACCGATCCGAAGCGTCAGCAGCTGGCGGCGATGATGCTGCGCACGCAGCAGTCGCCTGAACGCGGCTATGGCATGCCGCGTGGCGCAGGCTCAGGCCATGGCGCTGGCGGCGGCATGGGCGGAGGCTGGGGAGGTCGCTGATGCCAGCCAATCCGCAAGTTGCAGCTTATATCCGGCAGGCGGCCATCGCGCGCGGCATCGATCCCGAGGTCGCGCTGCGCGTGGCCTCATCGGAGGCGCTCAACGTCTTCGACCCGTCCAAGCCGGATTTGGGCGGCGATGAGCGCTCGTCGTTTGGTCCGTTCCAGCTGCACTACGCGGGCATGTCGAGGAACATGCCGAACCCCGGTCTGGGCGATGCCTTCACCAAGGCCACCGGTCTGCATGCCAGCGATCCGTCAACGTGGCAGAAGCAGGTGGACTTCGCCCTCGACCAAGCGACGCAGGGCGGCTGGGGGCCGTGGATGGGGGCCAAGGCCTCTGGCATCACCGGCAAGATGGGCATCGGCGGTCGACCGGCCAACGCGCCGCCGCCTGTAGCGGGTCAGCCAGCAGCCCCCGATGGTCCAAAGGGTCAGGAGGCCTATGCGCCGGCCAACCAGTATGCGCTGCCCGCCACCCGCATCCACCCACCCAATCCGACAGTCGGCACAGGTGGCTATGTCGCGCCTGGAGCCGACACCACGCCAGTGCCTGGAGCCGAGGCGCAGCCGGAAAACTGGTGGCAGAGCCTGGCGAAAAACATCGGCAAGCTCGGCCCGACCGGCGGCATTGGCAACATCGAGCCGGCCAGGGGCGGCATGGCGCAGCCGGCAGCGGCGCGGATAGACCAGCCAGATGTAGCAACGATCGACCCGCAGCAGGCCGAGGCGCAGAGGCAGCAATTAGCGCTGGCCATGCAGAGGTTGAACTCTGGAAAACTGTGGGGGGCAGGCTGATGACCCACCCCCCGACCTTGCCCAGACATGCCACGCCTCGCCCCGCCTGTCCCAGCCGGGGCCTGCTGCGCCGCGCCGTTCCGCGCCCAGCCCAGCCTTGCGGTGCCAAGCCGTGCTGGACGATCTTATACGGAGATGGACAGGATGGCTAGGATCGTCTCAACCACCACCGCAGGCGTCCCGACCGATCCGACCGGCGGCATGACGCTCGACGCATTGATGGCCCGCCAGAAGGAACTGGCCGATCGCGCCTCGACCATCGCGGCACCCCGTAATATGCAGAGCCCCTGGCAGGGCGCTGCCATGTTGGCACAAAGTTTTGTCAACAGCCGGGAGGAAGCCCAGACCGCCGACCAGCTGACGGCGGGCCGTGACGAATTGTCCAAGCTCAAGGCTGGCATCAACCTCGACACCGGCCCGACGTCGGAGCAGATCGCCGCCGCTGACCGCATCGATCCGAACTATGCCGACGCGCTGACGGCGATGGCCTTCAAGTTGCGCGAGGAGCAGAAGACCCGCGATGCGACGCTGGCGGCTGAACAGGCGAAGGCCGGTGCTGCTGGCGCGTGGAAGCCGACCGACATCGCGGCACGAGCCGACGACTATACCAAGGCGGCGGCCACCTACGACACTGCGGCACCCAGCTGGCAGTCGATGCAGGATGCCGCGAAGACGGCTATAGGCCAGTCCGGCCCGAATGTCGGCAGCGCCGACCTCAATCTGGTCGTTGGCCTTGCCAAGATACTCGACCCGAACTCCGTCGTCCGCGAGGGCGAGAGCGAGAGCGTCAAGAAGACCGGCGGTGCCGCCGACTATCTGGTCAGCTACTACAATCAGCTGGTGCAGGGTGGCGCGCTCACGGACGATATCCGCAGGGGCATTATGAACACCGGCCAGAGCCGGATGAAAGCCTACTACGATCAGGCCAAGGTCAAGCGCGACTGGATTTCCAGCGTGGCCGCCCGCCACGGCGTCAACCCCGATGACGTCGTGCCGCCGCTGGCCGCGTTCTCGCCCTTCACGGAGGCGGCGCAACCCGACGATCCGAACAACCCCGATCCGAATAAACCGCCGCCACCGCCCGCTGAGCCGCCACGCGATCTTACCAATGCCCCTCAAGGAACGGTGCCGAGGAAGGGCGACACCATGACCGATGGCCGAGGCACGTTCGAGTACTCGGGAGCGGGTGATCCGAACGACGAAAACAACTGGAAAAAAGTCAAAGGGCCTGCGAACGGCAGGACAGGTATGTGATGGCTACTTTCGGGCAATTTGGTCAACCCAAGCCGGTAGAAGCGACGCCCGTCACCGCGACTGGTCTGGGCAAGGCTACTGCCACGGGCACTCGCGGCGGCCTGGAAGGGCTCGTCAGCGCGCCTGGCGATCTGGTGACGTGGGAGAGCCGCAAGGCGGCCCAACTCGCCCAGTATCTGGGGGCGTCGCCGGAGACCGTCCAGTCGATCCAGAACTACTTCACGAAACCGACGCGAGGACCCGGCGTGGCGACCACGCCCGACGTGCAGGCGGCGACCGACGCTGCCGTGACGAAGGTGCTGCCAAAAAGCATCTCTGGTCCGGTGCAGGACATCACTCGGCACCAACCGCAGAACAAGGCCGAGGAGTGGGCGCAAACCGGCGGCTCCATGCTCCCTGCCGCACTGCTGCCCGGCAGCCTGGCGACGCGCGCCACCCGCGTATTGATCCCAACCGCCTCCGTCGAGGGCACCGGCCAGGTCACGCGCCAACTCGCCCCAGAGTACGAAGACGCCGCCCGCCTCGTCGCTGGCTTCCTGTCCGGGGGTGGCTTGAAAGGCGGGGCCGAGCCAGGCGGCTTCCGGTTTCGCTCCAATCTGCGCAAGCTGGCTGACGTCGGCCCGAAGGGTGTCGAGCGCGTCAAGCAGCTACTTACCGAGCAAGGCATGAGCCCTGAGGATGCCATCGCTGCTACCAAGCAGCTGGGCCCGGAGGGCCGGGTGCTAGACACCGGACCCAACGTGCGCCAGGAGGCACAACAAATTCAGGCCGCAGGCGGCGAGGGACGCGGCATCCTCGACCCGATGCTGCGCGCCCGCGAAGAGGGCAAGAACCGGCGGCTGATGGAAGATGTCGGGGCCACGGTCGGACCACAGGAACATCCGACGGCGGTCGTGCAGGCGCTGGAAGATCGCGCCACCCGCGTCGGCCAGCAATATCCTGCGGCCAAGTCGAACCAGACCCGGCCTGCCGGGCTTGATGGGATCGCTTACGATCTCGACGCCGAGATCGCGAATGCGCGCGGCGGCACGCAGAGCAAACTGCAAAAAATCCGCGACATGCTCGACATCCCCGGCGGCAAGGGCAATCTCGACCCGTCGTCGGAAGGCGTGCATGCAATGCGCCAGGAAATTGACCGGATGATCAATAAGGAGAAGCCAGGATCACCCGTCTACGCGCGCCTGAACGAATACCGTCAGCGGATCGACAGTGAGTTGAAGGACATCGCGCCCGACATCAAGTCGCTCGATGCGCAATACAGCGGTATCAAGGACGAGGGTCGGGCCTTCGAAAAAGGCCAGCAGATTTACGAGAACCCGCGCGGCACTGACCCGGCGGATTTTCAGCAGACCTGGGACGCGATGACGCCAGGCGAGCAGGCGCATGTCCTAAAGGGGATGAACACCGAAACCTATCGGCAGCTTGGCATCAGTGGCAAAAACCTATCCGAGTTGCAGAAGTTGATCTCTGGCGAGGGCAAGTGGAACCAGGCCAAGGTGGCGACCGTCATCGGCGACCAGAAGGCCCAGCAGCTGATGGACGCCATCAGCAGGGAGAAGACCTTCAACGAAAGCTACAACACGATCGTCAAAGGTTCGAAGACGGCGGAAACCAGCCGGAACCCTTCGCAGCGCAGCTTCGGTCGGGCGGCGGCGGATACGGCCAAGGACATGCTTTTTGCCGCAGGCACTGGCGGCGGCTGGGCCGGAGCCGGAGGTGCCGCCGTGTCCAATGTCCGCCGTTTCATCGGGGAAAGGATGAAGGGTGGTGGGACCGGCAACGCGGCGGTGGATACCGACGTGGCGCGGCTGCTGTCGTCAGACAGACCGGAAGATTTGCTGAAGGCGTTGAGGATGGTCGAGCAGCACCAATCGCATTCGGTGCCGGGTGCTGTCCTGGGCGCGCTGCTGGCCCGGCAGCAGGATCAGGGGGCTCAGCGATGACGCCGACGACGCGCCCACCAACCTTCAATAAGGCCGGAAGCTACGCCACCGACCAAGACCATAAAAATAAAAGTACCCATGGAAGTTCAAACCTTTTCGTTTTGTTTGGATCAGGGGGCTCAGCGATGACGCTCAGTCCGCTCAGCCCAGCCTTCAAGGAGGCCCATGATGACGGCTACGGCGCAGCCGAGGAGAAAAATGTGCATGGTTCAAGCCTTTTCTTCGAGTTTATGGACGCGATCCTCGACGCGCCGGTTGTAGGCATGCATGTCGGTCAACTGCGCGCTCATCGAATTGATGCTGAATTCGGTCGCCTCGACGCGCTTTTCCATGCGGCGAAGGATTTCCATCATCACCGTCAAGTCCTCGCGCAGGCTGCCGATCTCGGTCAGTACACGGTCCAGCTGCCTAGCCACGAAATTCAGATCAATGTCCGCCATGCCCCTCACATAGATGAAGTGAGGCTTTATATCAATGCCTAGCCAGCAAGATTGGATGGAAGCGCAAAAACGCCGCATGCAGCCCGGCGGCTTCAATCCGTTCGACCGCATGCTGGCGGGGATGGACAATCCCGGCTCTGGCGGGACCGGCGACCTGACGGCGGGCGATTATACGCTGAAGGACCGCCTGACCGACCTCGTCAGCTACCTCTACGGCGGCAGCGATCCGAAGGCGGCGCAGTCTTTCGGGCGCAGTGCCTCCGACCTGGCGACGATGGTGCCCGGCCCCGGCCAGGTGCTGAGCGGCGACGAGGCTCTCAGGGCGGCCCGCAAGGGCGATTACAGCGGCGCGGCTCTGGCTGGCATAGGAGCATTGCCCGGCGGCGGTCCGGAAGCCAACGCCGGGCGCGAGGCGCTCGCAGAGGCGAAGCTGGCCGCGCCTGCGGTGCATACCGGCGGCAACCAGTCGCTGATCGACAAGATTTTCCAGCATGCCGAGCAGCAGCGCACTCCGCAGTACCCAACGGCCACCGAGCCGGTCTTCGGACCCGCCGATCCTGAACTGACCAAGCAGCTGGTGCCGCAGCGCTCGGTGGCGGGCGAACTGCCGCCCGTGCCGACCGGCAAGCTGCCGTACAACGACCGCGCCCGCCCGATCCTCGAAAATCAGGACGCCATCGCCAAGCAGATGGCCGACGACCTGACCAAGGCTCCCGGCCAGCCGGAGTTTTATTCTACCGGCTCGGTGCTGGCCGGCCTGGAGGACCGCGCCGGGCTCAGGCCGAAAGAGGCGCTCGATTTCATGGGCGACTGGTCGGGTCAGGGTGCCGCCACCTCGCCACGCACCAAGACGCCGCAGAACCTGCGCAACGCCTCTTACCTGATGTTCGAGCGGGCGCGCGGCAATCCGCTGACCAGCGCCAGGCGCGAGGCCGAGGGCAACCGGCCTGGCTTCGCCATGATGGGCATGCACACCGATCTGGCCGACCAGTTCGCCAAGGGCACGGTCGATCCGTGGACCAATCCGAAACCATTCACCTTCCAGCAGAATTGGAAGGGCAATATGGCCGACGTCACCGGAGACACCCACAACATCCGCAAGGTGCTGGACACCTACGACCGGCTCAACCCCGGCGGCCTGCCGAAAGAATGGTTCAGCAGCGAAGAGGCCTACCAGGCCTACAAGGCCAACAAGGGCTTCCCGAAGGAAGGAGCGCTGCCGGTCGGCGACATCAGGGACAGTCTCGGCAGCGGCATCGTCCCTGGTACCGGCAGGAAGGCGCAGGTCGAATATCCGATCATCACCAACCCGACCCGGCTGACCGCCGAGAAGATGGGCATCGCGCCCGCCGAGGCGCAGGAGCGGCTGTGGTTCGAGGGTGGGCCGAGAACCGGCCTGATGTCGCCTGCGGTGACCATCCCTGGCCTGCTCAACTCACAGATCGAGGCGACGGCGCGGGCTACGGGCCTGTCGCCGGATGCGATCCTGAAACTGTGGGCGCATCGCGGCATCCCGCTGGCTCAGAACGAACCTGACAACAACATGCCCGGCGCTTCGGCGGTCGGGTAACAGGAGGCACCAATGCCGTTCGATGGTTCTGGGAATTTCAACCGGGTGATGAACTGGGTCAACGACAGCCTGGCGAACATCAAGATCAAGTCCGACCGCCACGACCAGGAGGACGATAACTTCGCCTCCGGGCTCAGCAACGTCATCACCAAGGACGGCCAGACCCAGCCGACCAACGATATCCCCCTCAACGGGCATAAGCTGACCAATGTCGGTGTGCCGACCGGGGCGACCGACGCGGCGATCAAGAGCTATGTCGACGCCAAGCTGGATTTCTCGACAACCGGCGTTCCGGTTCCCGGCTCCGGCGCGGCGGCCTCGATCCGCTTTGCCGACGCCGACATCGGTTTTGGCACCCGCCACGTCGACACGCCTCCCGGCACGGTCAACCGCTTTGTCTGGAACGACAAGCCCGACCTGTCCGGCACTGATGTCGCGGTGCTGACCGACGTCGGCAATTTCTCGGTCAATGGCACCTTCACCACGACCGGCGCGGTCACTTGCGGGAACATCGTCACGCCCGTGGTGAGCGTCAAACCGGCGTCGGGCAACGCCGTGGTCTACTTCTTCGCCCCTAATGGAGCGACGGCGCGCATGTACCTCTACACCAACGCCGACGCGCAGGGGGCGGGCAACCTGACGGTCGGCGTCCAGAATTTCGCCTTTGGCGCGGACGGCGTCTTCACGGCTCCCGCCGCGCTCAAAACCGGGGGCGCGACCTACCAGACCGATGGCAACGTCATCGGCACCGTCTGGAGCCCGTGGGGCGCGAACGATGCCATCAGCGCCATCAACCTCCGCATCGAGGCGCGCGCGGCGGCCTATGCCAACAATTGCGTCACGCAGATGCGCTCGGCAGGCTACATCGAGGTCAACCACACCACTGGCACTCAAGGGCAGCGGCTGACCACCAGCGGCTACTACTGCGTAATGAGCATGCGAGTTGCCGGCGACCAGTACCTGTTTGGCTACAGGCAAATCCAGCATTTCGTCCCCAGCGCGGGCTGGATACAATCGACGGCATGGTGATCTGATGGCGACCAATCTCGGACAACTGCACTCGGAGCCGTTCCGCACGGCGGACTTCTTCGCCCTGCAATCTCCGCAAGATGAAGCCGCCGGCAAGCCCCCGACCGTGCTGATCCCCGGCCAGCTGTTCTACCGGGCGCACCGGGAAGACGGCAGTCCTTGGAACGACTACTGCAAGGGCCTGAGGCTGGCCGGCGACGACTGGTTCATTGCGGTCAAGCCGGATGACGGCTGGATATTGAGCGCTACGCAGGACCCGACCGAACTGGCGATGGCCGGTGCCGACATCTGGCGTATCAAGCACCCCGGACCAGATAAGGCGATAATAGCCCATCGATGGACCGGCAAAGAGGTGGCCGTCTTTCCCGGAATGGAGGCTTTGGAGCCATGATCGACCGCACCATCGTCGTCAATCCGATCGAGCCGGCGCTGTTGTCGGCGCGGGTGGCGCTCGGCGTCCCGTTCGATCTGCACCTGAGCTTCCGCAGGCAGGACGGGCTGACCCCGGTCGATCCCAACACGCTGATGTCGCAGCTGGCGCTGCTGCCGCGCTCGGCCCGCCAGGTGTGGGCCTATGACGTGACCACCTCGAACGTCTACGAGGGCACGGCATCCGTCTCGGTGCCTGGCACGGTGCTGGTCGATCCCAACGGCTACAACCTCGAACTCTACCAGCGCCGCACCGCCCTCAACCCCACCGATCCGCCGGTCGCGGTCGGTCTGCTGGCCAAGGGTGTGCTTAGGCTGGAGGGCTCGGCCTACATGCAGATGGGTCCGCTGGGAATGGTCAACATCCCTGTCGTGGTCGGCCCTCCCGGCCCTCCCGGCCTGTCCGTCACCGGCCCTGCCGGCCCAGTAGGCAGCCCCGGTGCATCCGGCCAGCGCGGTTCGATCTGGACCACGGGCGTTGGCTCGCCGGGCACGGTCGGCACCGAACTGACCGGCGACATGTATCTCGACGAGAGCAATGGCGACGTCTGGCGCTTCGACGGCGCGACGTGGATGCGTGGCACTTTCTGATGGCTTGGAACCCGGAAACCAACATCAAGGGTCCAGCTGGCCCTGCAGGACCCACCGGCCCCGCCGGAGCCGCCAGCACGGTGCCGGGGCCGCAGGGGCCTATTGGACCGGCTGGCTCGACCGGCCCACAGGGGCCGGCGGGTGCCACTGGCAGTACCGGCAGCACCGGCAGCCAAGGTCCGCCGGGTCAGGGCGTCCCGACCGGCGGCACCACCGGGCAGGTGCTGACCAAGGTCAACGCCACCGACTACAACACCAACTGGCAGACGCCATCCGGTGGCGGCGGTGGCACACCCAGCACCGCCAACCCGATCATGGATGGCACTGCCGCGCCGGGTGTCGCCACGCCGTATTCGCGCGAGGACCACGTCCATCCTTCGGACACGTCGCGGGTCGGCAAGGCTGGCGACACCATGACCGGCAAGTTGACGTTACCGGTGGGAACGACTGCCAGCGCGTCGCTCAACATTCCGTCAGGTGTTGCGCCGACGACGCCAACAACGGGCGACATATGGGCGACATCCACAAATCTGCTGTACCGCGTGTCAGGGTCGTCATTGACCGTGATGAACTTGGAGGGCGCGCAGCAGGTTGGTGGCGTCAAGACGTTCAACGCCAAGCCCCTCTTCCCCGGTTCATCGTCCAGCACGGCGTCGATCAACATCTCGCAAGGCACGGTGCCGACAACACCAACCAACGGCGATGTCTGGACTACCAACACAGGCATTTTTGTCCGCGTCAATGGCGCGACAGTCGGCCCGCTGATCGATGCGACCGGAAACGTGCCGCCGGCCACGGTCGCGCCACTGATGAACGGCACGGCAGCGGTGGGGGCGGTCGCCAAGTATGCCAAGGAAGATCATATTCATCCATCCGACACGGCCAAGCTCGATGTAGCATCGGCCACGCCGCCGGCCACCGTCGCGCCGTTGATGGACGGCACCGCCGCCGTCGGCACCACCACCAAATACGCGCGTGAAGACCACAAGCACCCGACCGACACATCGAGGGAACCTTCACTGCCGGCGGGCGGCACGACCTCCAACTATTTGCGTGGCGACAAGACGTGGGCAGTCCCAGCCGGCGGCGGGGCAGCCACCAGCATCTCCGATACCCCGCCGGGATCGCCTGTCGCCGGGCAACTTTGGTTCGAGAGCGACACCGGCAACACCTTCATTTACTACACCGACGCTGACAGCAGTCAGTGGGTGCAGGTCTCCGCCGCGCCGTCGACATCGGCGTCCGCCGGGCTGACCGCCGAGACGCGAAATAGACTTGTGAATGGCGCGATGCAGATCAGTCAGGAAAACGGCACGAACCCCGCGACGACCAATGCTTACTTCCTAGCCGATCAGTGGGAGACGAACTTTGTGACAACTGGGTCGGTTCTATGCGGGTTAAGCGCTGTAGCCACCCCATATGGTTCGGTCTGGCGAGGTCTGCTTTCTGTTGCCACTGCGGATACGTCTATCGCTGCTTCGGAGTTCGTCTCTGTCCGACAGAGGATCGAGGGCAAAAGGATTGCCGATTTTCAATGGGGAACCGCCGCCGCCAAGCAGGCCGTGCTGCGTTTTGGTTTTAATGGACCGGCGGGTACTTATTCCGTAGCTATTATAAATGGCGCGGGTAACCGGTCTTATGTAGCTAACTTTACTATTCCCGATGCGGTTGACGCTTACTATACCATAGTCATTCCGGGCGATACGACAGGGACATGGCCCAAGGATAACTCCTATGCGATGTCGCTGAATTTCACCATCTCCTGCGGGTCGACCAATCAGACAGCGCCGGGTGCATGGCTAGCCGGCGTCGCTGTTGCCGGGACTGGCATTTCCAATGGTATGGGGGTGGTTGGAAAGAACTTCTACCTTTACGATGTCGGCCTCTATCTCGACCCCTTAGCGACCGGCGTTGCCCCGGCATGGACGATGCCCGACGAGGCCGGGGAATTGCTGGCGTGTCAGAGGTATTGGCGGGGCAACCCCATGTCGATGGGGCAGTGGCTTAATCCGTCAGTATTTAGATCGATAGCACCAATTGTCCCGCCAATGCGTACAGCACCTGCACTAGCGGTGAAGGTCGCGACTGGCATACTCGAAGATTTAGGCGTTCAATTTTACAATATCTCAGCGCCATCGGCAGCATCGTTCAGTGGTGTTGATGGCCTTCATTTGGGTATAACGCCTTCAGGAGGTGTTGGTGGGCATATCGGCTGCCTCTCTCCTAATTGCATCATACTGAACGCGAGGATGTAGAGGGTGAGCTTCAATTTTCCCAACAGCCCCGTCGACGGCACCGTCTTCACCCCCTCCGGTGGTCCGACCTATACTTTTTCGGGCGGCGTCTGGAAGCTGTCTGGCGGCGGTTCCGGCTTCGTCGTCGTTTCCGATACGCCGCCAGCGACGCCGTTTCCGGGGATGCTGTGGTGGGAGAGCGACACTGGCGCGCTGTGGTTCTGGTACGTCGACGCCAATTCGTCGCAGTGGGTGCAGATCAACTTCACCCCGACCGGCGTCGCCACCGCCGAGACGCGAAATCGACTGGTGAATGGTGCCATGCAGATTTCACAGGAGAACGGCAATACCTCTGTCGGCATGGCAACCGGGCCAGTTATCGTGGATCAGTGGTACACGGCGAACAGCACCGCAACAGTGGCTGCGGCGGTGCAGCGGGTTCAGGTTACGACACCAAAAGGGTCCGTCAACCGCATTCGCGTGACCGTCAATACCGGTGCCGCTGTCTCCTCCGGGCTGTTTGCCCTTTCGCAGCAGATTGAGGGCATTCGAGTTGCCGATTTCGGTTGGGGGACGGCAACGGCCAAGCAGGTGATCGTGCGTTTTGGCTTCAAGGCTCCGGCGGGCACCTACACCTTTAAAATTGTCAACACAGCCGCCAATCGAACCTATCTGGCTGCCTTCACCATTGCCGCCGGGCAGGCCAATGCCGACACCGAACAGGTTCTGGTCATCTCCGGCGACGTGACCGGGGCGTGGCCTGTGGATAACACGGCGAGTTTTCAGATGCTCGTCGTATTGGCAGCGGGCACGACTGCGGGGGTGGCGGGCTGGCAGGCCGGAAATATCGGCTACCTGCCGGGCCAGAGCAACGGCGGCGCGACGACCGGCAATATCTTCGAACTGTTCGACGTTGGCCTCTATCTCGACCCGCTCGCCACCGGGGTGCCGCCAGCGTGGACGATGCCCGACGAGGCGAACGAACTGGCGGCGTGTATGCGGTACTGGCAGCTGATGCATATGGATATGGTGACCTACGCTCCTATCGCCGGCACTTACTTTGGGGTGCAATATCCGTTTACGGTTCGAATGCGGACGGTTCCTGCGCTCTCAACTGCTACGGACGGCACGGGGACCAATGCGTCTTCGGCACAATTCGACCAAGCGACAATCATCAAATGCCGCGCCCTGTTGCAGACCACTGCGATAGGGACGTCTTCCATCACCAACCGTAGCGGTATAGCCAACGCGAGGATGTGATCATGACCTACGTCTCCACACATGCCATTGAACGCACCAGTCCGAAAGGCGAGAAGTTCATTGGCACCTGCTTCAAATGCGGCAGGACCGGCCTGACCACCGCCGACATGGGTGATCCCTGCGAGAACATCGCTGGCATCTCGGAGGACGAAGCCCTGATCATGGCTATTGAAGGCCCCAGTAAGGACAAATGACCATGCCCTACGTCTCCTGTTCCTATGTCCCACCCGATCCGCTGCTGCCAGAGCCGAAACCGGCTGGCCAGCGCGCCATCACCTGCATCGATGACGCAGGCCGCGTCTGGTGGCTGACAGAGGACAGCCAAGTGGGGGACTGGCTGGAGTTCCTCAAGCGTGGCGGCATCGTGACGCCTTACAAGGCAGCCCCGGAAGCCAAGCCGGCGAAAAGGAAGAAGTGATGGCCTTCGACTTCCCAGCCAGTCCCTCTGTCGGTGCCGTCTACACCCCGGCGACCAACGGCCCGTCGTGGCAGTGGAACGGCACCGGCTGGGCGCAGATATCGCCGATCACGCTGATCCCGGATGAAGTGGTCGGCGGCATGATCACCATCGCCAGCACCGCGCCGACATCGCCCGCCGTCAACGATGTCTGGATCGACACCACCTGATGGCCTCGATCCCGACCACTATCCTGAATTTCCTGCCCGGCGCTCTCGCCGCAACCTATACCTCCGCGTCGTTCACGCCGGTCGTCAGCACACGGCTGATTGTCTTCGGCTGCGCCTACAAGGCAACGGCGCTGGCGTCCAAGCCGACTGTTACCTCAACGGCGCTGACGTGGACCGAAATTGGCAACTACCACAATTCGACATTCGCCAACCCGGACCTGTGGGTGGTCGGCTGGATATCGTCGGTCGTGCCGGCCTCGCCTGCGGCAATGACGGTCACTGTCGCCGCCGCCGCCGCCGCTGGTATCGCGCTGTGCGTCGTCTCGGTTCCGAGCGTCGACACCGATGGCACCGTGGTCCAGTTCGCCGGCGGCGAAGACCTCGCCAGCGGCGATCCGAGTTTCACCTTTGGCGCTGTACCGGGAGCCAACAATCTGGTCATCGGCTGCAACTGGATGGGCGGCCCCAATGCCATCACCAAGCCGACCGGCTACACCAACCTGTTCGACAACACCCCGACCAACCTCGTCTCGCGCCGCGCCGAGGTGTTTTACGACAACACCAGTGCCGCCAAGGGGCCGAACCAGTCGACTTCGACCAACATCCGTTCAATTGTGCTGGCGATCGAACTGGGCGTCACCGCAGCGCCGGCGATCACTCGCATCCAAGGCACTTCTGGCAACGATCTCTCTGGAACTTATTTTGCCAGTTTCCCTATGTCGTTTTCAGTGCCTGTGACGTCTGGGAACACTGTTATTGTTTGCTGGAGTTGTACCGGTCCTGTCACTGTTACGATAACCGACGACAAGAGCAATGTTTACACCATGCTCCCAGCCGATTGGATGGGTACTTACGGTGTCGGTATTGGTTATTGCATTAATGCCACTAATGGCCCCAAGGTCATCAGCGCAAATTTCTCGCCGTCAACGCCTTATGCTAGTTTGATCATTGAAGAGTTTTCCGGTGTTCTTGCCTACGACAGCACCAACGGTAATACTAGCGCGGCGTCTACCTATCCAACCGGCACCGTTACCCCGGCCGGGAATGGGGCATTACTGTTCACCAACTGTTGGGCTGAGAGCAGCGGCCCGATCACCGTCAACAGTCCGTTCACCTATCTGCAACAGGCAGGCTCGTTCAACAACGTCGCCGATGGCTGGTATGTGCAGCCGATTGCGGCGGCGATACAGGCAACATGGAACCCACCATCGTCGCAGAATGGCGTGGCGCGCATTGTCGCGTTCACACCGGGGACGGCGGCGGCACCCAGTGGCCGCGCCAAGGTCTGGAGCGGCACGGCATGGGTGATCAAACCGACCAAGGTATGGTCCGGCAGTGCGTGGGTGGCCAAGCCGGCCAAGATATGGACCGGCTCCCTCTGG